CGCTTTCAGATTCGCAATCACATTCTCGCGGGTGATGGCCTCACCGTTCATTTGGCTGATCTGCTCGGTCAGTGCGGCGTTTACCCACTTCAATTCCTGCACTTCTGCCTGCGCGTCCTCCACCATTTTCGCCATCTGGTCTTTGGTGTACTTCTTTACGTTGATGCTCATAATTTGGCTCCTTTCATTCGTAGCTGTTCTTCCCGCCCCCGGTCGCTTACGATGCTCACGACCTTCACGTCGCCGTAGCGCTCAATGTCCATGGCGATGCGCTCCTTGATGCCCTGTGCATCAGCGGCGGGGACGTTGGCTTTAATCGTGATCGTCAGCATGGAATGCCTCCCTCTCAATCTCAAGCGAACGTTCGCGCAAGTCCCCAAATCCATACTCGTCTTGCCAGCCTAATTCAGAAGACGCTTTCTGACAGCTCTCGCACAGATAGCACGTCCACGGCGCCCCATCGAAAACGCAACTGCGCTCCATCATGGCCCCTTGCTCGAATTTTCTCCCGCAGCCGAAGCACACATGAGCCGCCCGCGTTTTAACAACTTTTCGCCCAACAACGTCCATGTGTTACCCCTCCTTCGGCTCGCCGTAGCTGCAAAAATCGTCCGGTTTTACGCAAACCGGCTCGCCGGAATACCCGCGTTTGTTCTCTTTCGGTTCAGTGTGCAAATAGCACAGCCCGTTCGGGTGGTTACGATAGTGCGCGCAGTTCTTACATCGCACCACCGGCGCAACGTCGGCGGCGGGAATACTATCCGCAAGCATAGCCGCCACGCTGCCCCACATTGGAATATCTTTCACCAACTCGATAAATGCACCGCGCTCAATGTATTCAGCCATTGTCAGCCCTCCTGTTCCATGCTTCGATTGCTAATAGATAATTCAAAAACCAATGTGTTCTCGGTTCGATTGGACAGTCTCTATTTGGGCAGCATACCCGAAAGCAGTGACCGTTTCTCTGCATAACACCCGTATCTCCGCAGAACGGGCAAGGTTTCAGTTCAGCCATCTTCTATCACCTCCACATAGCACCAACTCTGCGGCGCGCGCTTGATGTCATATGGCGCTGCGCCGAATCTCGTATTGCGCAGACCGGTAAACTCGCTCAGTTCGCGCGGCGCGTCGTAGATGCGCAGATCGGTGATGTGCCAGCCGTAGCCCTTTTGCGCGTGCAGATAATCGTGTATATCCTTGAGATCAAGGCAGGACTGCCGTGCGATAAAATTCGTCGTCGGCTGGTCTTCGTTCTTAACGTAGTAGCTGCCGCCGCGCGCTTTGGTCTCAAGCTCGTAAATACGGTCGCAGGTAAATTCGCCGATGACCTTACCGTTCCCAAGCGGGCAGTTCAATGATTTCATAGAGCCGGTTTCCAGATAGTCGCGCATAAGCCGTTCCTGAGAAATCGGAATATTTAAGTCCTGCCCTCCAATGGTGCAGTAGATATAGCACTTAAACGGCGTGTCTATCTTCGGGCGCGTCTTGCGCACCTCAATCGTCTTTTCGCCGCTGGCAATTTTCTCGCACCACTTCGGGCGGATGCTCAGCATAACAGCCTTACTCATCCTTCATCGCCTCCAATGCAGCTTCCGCTTCCTCACGAGTAAGGAATAAAGCGTCCATTTATGCCTCCATTCTATCGATCACTTTTCGAATCACATCGCCGCCGTAAGCATTTTTCGTCAGCTCCAAAAACTCCGTAATCGTCATCATGCCGTGTACAAGGTCAACACCGTGGTTTCGGGCGAACTGCTTTCGTCCCATGTCACACGACCCGGTCAAGCGGTGGTGCCAGTCGTAAAAATACTGCGTCGGATATGCTTTCTCGCGGTCTGTTTCGCGCAGAAACGTATCAATGCGCCCATCTTCCGGCATATCCTCGAAAAGCTTGTCTCGCAACGCCTCCATTGCTTCGCGCAGCGTTTCGCCGTGTGCAAAAACATTGTCCTGCTTGACGATGTAGCACGGCGTGAGCGTCAAATCGCCGTTCAAAATTGCCCCGTGCGCAGTGTTGCCGTGCACGGAACGAATCAGCGTATTGACGCCATCAATTCGATAGACCGTTTCCCGATTGAAACTCTTAATTCCGTCGCCGTAGCCGGAGCCGTCGCCGTAGCCGGAGCCGTCGCCGTAGCCGGAGCCGTCGCCGTAGCCGGAGCCGTAGCCGTAGCCGGAGCCATAGCCGTAGCCGTCGCCGTAGCCGGAGCCGTCGCCGTAGCCGGAGCCGTCGCCGTAGCCGGAGCTCACAGTCAGAAAGGCTTTGATTTTATCATCAAGCGTCATCTCTTCCACTCCTTTACGCCGCGAAGCGACACCGATGCCGTATCCGTGCACGGGATAATCTGGATCGCGCCCAGCACGGTCATTTCCGGGATCGTCACGGTAAAACGGCAGTTGCCCGGTGCTTTTGTGCCGTCTTGCGCCAGCTGCTCCACGGCGCACGCGCCGTCCCAGCTCCACAACTTGCGCACCTCGGTCATAGTGACCTCGGAGCCGTTGCGTTCTTTGATCTTGCCAAAGAAAACACCTGCGCGGTCGCAGCGAACGATGTAGTCCTGATTGGTGTTCATGATGAAATTCCTCCTGATTATTGTTAAAATTTAAAACTCTCTCTGAGTTTGTATCCATGTGCCTCCGCCTCCGCCGTAAAGTAGCGGTGCGCCTCGTTGATGTAGACGACGCGCCCGTGCGCAGTCGTCTCTTTCGTGGTAACGCTCATAATTCCGGTGCTGCCCTGAAATGCGGCAGGCTTCCAGCTAAATGGTTCCCAATATACATGGTCAATACCTCACGCCGATGTAATCCAGAACCCGGCCGTAGCCAAGCCCCTTTTCACTGGGTTTCCATAGCCCATCCGCGGGGTCAAACTTCCCGCCGCCGATGCAGAATTCATAATGTTTCGGGTGCGTGTGCTTCATGCGCTCGAATCGGTTTTCTTCCTTTTCGAGATGCACGCCGAACGCGCAGAACATACATCCCGTGCGTTGGCAGCCCGTGCAGTGCAGTTTGCAGTCAATCAGCGTTTCCGCGTAGTCATTCTCGCCGTCGCTCGCCACGATGTCACCGTATACGCTGGCGATAGGCAACTTTCGGTCTACGATAAACCGAAGCACATCCTGCTCCGTCCAAAAGCTCATGGGCTTTCCCATAGGGCGCTTGCCATCAAAGGCGTTGCAGCCGGTTTCGCGCCATTTTTGCATCCGCAAAAGACTTTCCTCCGCCATTGTTGCCGTCGTGGGTTTAACATCCGCTCGGTGCTCATAGCTCTTTGCCGGGGACTTTTTCATAATCCCACAACATTTGTCTGATATGAGAAATGGAGCCGAAAGCAAATACTCCCACTTTTCACAGTTGTACATACTTTTTTCCCCATCAATGCGTAAGACTTCCCCACGCAATAGCTTCATACTGCGGCTCTCCGGTGATCGCCGCGCGGTTTCTATCCGGTGCGCCACATCTTTTCCTATGACGCTATACCCGTACTTCGTCACGACCTGCCGGACGTTCATCTTTGGACGAAGGCGTACAAGATTGACAGTCAAGCGGGGGAACTCCCTCCGCAGCCAGTCGGCGTACTCATTGACGAACTTCTGTATCTCCGGGTACTCCACCCCAGTATTCACAAACACCAAGTTCAGCTCCCACGGCGGCACCCTAAAACTCGACAGGTAACGCGCCACCAAGTATGCCAGCACCGTGCTATCCTTGCCGCCGGAAAATGACACGTAGCACTTTCCGCCCCATGCGGTATACCACTGGTCGAGCTTCTCGTAGCTTAAGATTTCCTTGTCCTGCAAATCAAGGGCTAAAAGCCGTTTTGCCGCCTCCTTCGGAATCGGCTGATTGCTATACCCTTCCACGGCGTTCCTCGCATTCTCCGAACAGCTCCCGGAACGTCATCCCGGTCAAATCTTCCAGCGCCAGCAGCAGCCGCACCGTTGTATCGCGGTCGCCGCGCGCCCACGCCGACACCGTAAACTGCGACGTGCCGAGTGATTGCGCCAGCTCTGTCTGGTTGTAGTTCATCTTTTCCAACGCTTCCTTGAGCACCGGATAAATGCAGAACTCAAACGGCGTTTTCGATCTCACGATTTTGCTCATGTGTGTACCTCCCCGAAAGCCTCTTCAAATGTCAGCCCCGTCGCAGCAAGGATTGCCTTGATAACGCCGATGCTGAATTCGTTCTTCCCCGTTGTCCATCGCCACACGCAGAGCGGGGAGACGCCGATCTTCTTGCTCAACTCCGGCGGTGTCATGCCCGATGACTGCAAGGCTTTCTTGAGCTGTGGATACGCCACCGTCTTAAATGGCACAGCTTTCATCATTCCGCACCACCCGTCTCGCCGAGTAGCGTCCCGACGGTCACGCCCAGCGCTTCGGCAATGTACTGATACGTCGGCATGTAGCTGATGCATCGTCCCTCTCTGAGGTTTAAGATGCTACTGCGCGATAATCCCGCCTTTTCTGCAAGCCCCTTGATACTCATGCCCCGCAGCGCACTCCATTTCTTGATGTTCTCGCCGATCTCTTCCGGCGACAGCATGCCTTTTTTCGCCGGGGGGGATTCCGCCAGAATATCGCTTAACGTCAAGCCAAAGCATTCGGCGTATCTATACAGCGTCGACACCTTCGGATAGCTCGCGCCCTTTTCGAGTTTGGCAATGAATGACTGTTCTGTGCCCATCATATCGGCCATCCGAAACTGGCTGATATTTCGCATTTTTCGAACGTTTTTGAGCCGGTCGCCCAACTCTTTTTCTGTCAACATCTTTTCTTGCTCCCTTTTATTTTTTCAAGTTCTGCATGCGTCGCGTTTTGAACTGGCACGCTCCCAAATAATCGTCTTTTGCCTGCGACTGCCGCTTTTCTTCCGCCTTCGCTGCCTGAATCTTTGCGATATCCTCTGCGTAATGCGGGCAATGGCTTTGACAGCCGGGATAGCGCACCGGCGGCAGGCAGAAGTGGCAGTGCTCAAAACTCATCTCACACCTCGCGGATCGTGATGCCGTACTTGTCCTGCATCAGTTTCTTTTTCAGCAGATAGTCTTTCGTTTTCGCGCCCTTTGCGTCCTCGACCTCGCGCAGCCAATGCACCGTGCCGTTGCGGTC